TTGAATGCCCGGCCAGCCCTGTACGCCCATAACCCAAACAATTCTAAATTGTAGCGGCTATTCGCTGAATCCTCGGTTGCGTTTATCCCTACATAAATCTCATCAAGTCCGGCTGACCCCACGCCCTTTAAATACAGAGCTAAGTCTGATTGCTGTAAAATAGCCCACCCGTTGGCCGCTGAGAATGTTGCTATTTTTGATAGCATGTTCCTAAAGTCTGTCGCTGTTCCGCTTTGAAATGCCATCCTTCACACTCCCCATGCTGTTTTACTCTACTTCATCAAGAATACTGTCAAAATTAATGGGTTTCTTATCCACGTTCGCATCCGCTTGTTCTTCAACGATTGTGTCAACTTTGACCTTTTGCTTGCCTTTCGTTTTGGCTGTCTTTGTCTTTGGTTCTTCAATTGTTACTTTTTGATTGCGTCTTATTCGATTAAATGCTGCAAGTCCCATCTTACCCTCCTGAAATATAAGAGGCTGGAAGGTGTCCAGCCTCTTATTTTAAGTTACGTCACAAGCTTGTGTCAGATCGTGATCAGTTTGTTACAAGCTTGACAACCCTGATGGTTTTCTTGGGATATACACGGTCCCAATTTGCAGCAAGCGCAAGTTCAGCATTGCTCGGTGAGTCGCCGGTGCATGTGTTGTTTGTGAATTTAACCCCACGAACATGAAGCAGGAAGTGGCGACGGTGAATCAGGAAGTCCTCACCGGCAAGGCTGTCACGATCAGTCTCGACTGGAACGGGTGCCGCACCTTCTCCGCGACCGACTGCGCCCTGGGCGAACAGGAATGAGGTGTATTTGAACCCTGAAGTCGTACCTGCTGTCACAGTACATGTATCGTCAACGATCACGCGCTTTCCAAGAAATGTCGGAACGGTGTCCTGTCCGGTTGCCGCTCTTTCTTCGACTCCGGTTTCAACGAAGTCAATGAGCTGAAGCTTCAAGAGTTCAGCGTAAGGAACTGAGTGCATACAGATTGCGGTCAAAATGCCAAGGTTGTCACCGAGTTTGCTTGTGGCGTCGATAACCGCCGAACCTCCCATTTTTGTTGCGGCTGTCTGACTGCCAAGAACTTCAACGGCAACGTTGTGAACAAGGTCGCCTGCGTCGTTGGCAATGTTATCTGCAAACAAGCCAGTCAGGGTATTAATCAAAGTAACCTGCTCACGTTTTGTCCAGTACTGCGCGACAAGTTTTGCGACTGCGCCCATGGGATCAGCGCCGGAAAGTGCTTTAGCGAGATCGTTCACGCCCCATGCCCGACCACGCATGAGCAATGCTGCAACGTCTTTGTTTGTTCCGATCTTTCCGGGAGTCAATGCGCTCTGATCGTCAAGGACTTCATCGTCACCGTCGAGGTCTTTGAAGAACGGCATGTTGATGAGCTTTCCACCTGCGGTTGCAAGTCGGTCAAGCTCAGGGTCGGGTGCTACGATCCCGGAACCAATCAGCGCACTGTGTCGAGCAAGCTGCTCAATAACGTAAGGGCCGAAGACTTCAGGAATGATAATGTCTGAGATTTTTGTTGCTGCCATTTGATATTTCTCCTTGTTAAATTACGAATGTATTCAGTAAGTTATTACTTATTCAAAGACCGTAAACTTTTGGGTCTTTGCCTGCTTCCTGAATAAGGCGTCGAGCCATGTCAGGATTTTCGCGGATAACCTGTCCCTGCAACGTCAAGTTGGATGAATCAGCCTTCCACGGGTTTTTGATCGAAGTTCCACCGAAGTTTTCTGTACCGGAACCCGCGCCGCTGGAACCTCCCTTGAACAAGTGAGCGTATTCCTGCGATGTTTTCATTTCTTTCAAGAGTCCGGCAACCGTCAGGGGCTTACCTGTCTTGAGGTCAATCGCCGGTGATCCGTCTGCATCCAGCACAATGACGTTTCGCGCCCCCGTGTCACTGGTTTCGATCTGCGTTCTTGCCTCAACGATCATTTCAACGACATTGGGGTTGATTGCCTCTGCAATTGAAGCTTCCACCGCGACGGTGTGCTTGCGTATGGTTTTCCCAATCTCAAGCTCAAGCTTCTGTTTCTCGCCCTTCAGTGCGGTGATTTCGTCGTCTTTCTTCTTTAGATCCACTTGGTGAGATTGAACCATGTTTTCTTTGAGCTTTTCCCATTCGCCCTTGCCCTCAAGCTTTGCCTGTTCTGCGGCTTTTGCTGTAGTTTCAAGCTCACGGTATTTTTCGGGATCAACTCCGTCATACTTTGCCAGCTTTTCGTCTGCATCTTTTGCGCGAGTCCGGTACTTGGCATTCTCGGCGCGAAGGCTTTCAACGTATGCCTTGGAAAAAGTCTTGTCATCGTCACCGTCGTTTTCTGCTTTGGCTTTTGCTTCAAGCTCACCTAAGCGTGTTTTTTCTGTTTCAGTTAAGTCTGTTTTTGCCCGAAGAGCTTCAAGCTCCCTTTTTTCTGCTTCTGTAAGCTTCATGCGTTTCTTTTCTCCTGTGTTTCGCAAGCTTGTAAGGCTTCAAGCCATGCTTGCTATTGTTTTAAAATATCAAGTCCGTCTTTAAGCTCTGTGAAGAGCTGGGGATGATCTCTGATTGCGCTCTCTCCGACAATAAGTGTTGCCGTGTGATTGTCTCCTATCCCAAGATTGACGATGTAATGAGGTTCACCGAACGTTATGCTGCTTGGCCCCATTTTGAAGATCGTTCCTCTCGGAATGGTAACAGGCTGTAAAATTGTAAACCCCATGTTACGTTTGCTCATTGCTGCCTTTCGTTAATTAAGGGGCTAAATACGCGATTTAAGCGCACTTGGTCAAAACCTATGCAAGTACATGTCAATTAGTCCAAAGTGCGCCCAGCTTTTACACCGCTTCGCTGAATGCGCCCTTGTCATAGGGACGAAAAGGCATTGCACGCGACAAGGGCAAATCCCATGATGGCGTAAAATACCAAAAGGATAATGAGTCCATTTTCGTCGTCTTTCATTTCACGGACACTTCAAGCTTGCGTTTAAATACTGCCTGCTCGATTTTTCCCGCAATGAAGCGTTCAAGATCCATGGCCCCAAGCCCTATGCCTCCAGCAACCTCACCCGTGACGGTCCTCAAGACGGTTGATAAAGCTTCCTGTTTGAGGATTCCTATCTGAAGGGTACTGAGCTTCCCGGTTTCTGAGGCTTCTTTCATCTTTGCAACTGCCGTCTGCTCAAGCTTGTCGACTGTGGTGTCAACGGCATCTGCAATCACATCAAATGCGTGTCTTGTTTTCTCATTCTTCGTCTTGGTCGCTACGAACTTTTTCAACTCAAGAACCGCGAACGATGTGACTGTTGAAAGCATCGTGACAACTGCCGTTATCAGCGAGGGTGCAATAAGTGCGATTAATTCATTTTTCATTTTGTAGTCCTCCGGTTAAATTCCGTGTTCTTCCAACAAGCTTGTGAGTTGGCTTTTGTCATTTGCGATATGGGTTTTTTCACGCCCCGTCTTTGGGTCATACGATGTCACGACGTAACCATTTTCAGCATGTCTGACACTGACGTGAGGTCTTTGTGATGTAGGGGTTGCCGGTTTAGGGGTTGCCGGTTTAGCTTTCCCTGTGCTTTTAGCCTTCTTATCAGCCTGAGACGTTTTGCTTACTGTCGAGGCTTGCTTTTTTGCCACTACTCGCTCCTTGTTTGTTGTCAAAATCAAAGACATTGCCGCTTGAAGCCTCTTCGTCAGTCATGGACTTTGCGTCAATCTCACTGTTAATGACGGTTATTGTTTCTTCCTTGGCTTTGGGGAGTGCCTTTGAGACAAGGAGCTTTTCGATTTCCTTAGTGAATGTTTCGCTGATCCGCATGAGTGCCAACTGCTGGGCGATGGCTATTTCATCAGCCAAGCTCCGGGTATCGAACTTTTCCGGGTAATCCGTAATGCATTCAGCCTCACCCGTTGTCCATTTGCCATAAATGGCGTTAATGGCGTTTTCAGCCTCTTCAAGATTGTCTGCCTTGTCTGCCAGCATCTTGTTCAGCTTGTCGAAGTCCCATGCCTTTGACACGCCGCTTTCGGACGTTGTTTCTGTTCCAACCTCAGACTTCAATCCTAAGCTGGAATAGAGTTGGCGCGTTTGACTCTCGATCATGGTTAAAATAAACTGAGCCTGACTTGCATCAGGGCTGATATACGTCGGCGGACTTTGCGCCTGGGTTGAGTAAAGCAAGATCCGGTTCGTCGCCAGCGTCATGAACTGCTCACGTAGCTGTTCATTATTGAGAACGTCTGTTACAAGCCCCTCAATCGGGAAAATGAGCTGTGAGAACGTCTGGTCACACACAATGGCGTCAAGTCTGCTCCAATTGTTGAATATTGACCGGTCCATGTAAGCGATGTCACCAATGAGGGATTGTCCATCGTATGAATCGGCTTCCTCACTATTAAGCGTCACAAGCGGGACCATTCCAAGACCGTGTTGCCCTGTTTGACGCTCACCATTGGCATCTGTGATCAGGTCGCCCTTGTCATTGAACAGATACCAGCTATCCGTGGTCCATAATCTGTATCGGTCCACGATGTCGCCATCACTATCAAATGGGTCAGCGTCATTCCGGACATGCTCGACAATGATCACCCACTTCACAGACCCGTCATCATTGAACGCAATGTCTTTGATGTCCTGCGGGTGAATGAGATAACAATACGGCTGGGCTTTCGGATTTATGTTATCCGCCGCTGTTCCTGTAACCTCTGACTTCGGAAGTGAAGGCTTATCGACCATGATGTACACCCGACCGTAAATGGAACTCCACAAGCTTGCGGAACTCATAAACCGGTCAATGGTTCGACCTTTGCCGTCAATGTTTTCATGGAAGGCGACGAGTTTCGTGTCTTTGGTCGTTCTCGTCGGCTTCTCTTGAAAGAGATAGGAGTTAAAAAGGCCGACAATGCGCTTGCAATGGTTCTCCCTATGCGCTCTCGCTACCCGGTCGGCATACTCTTTAGTTCCCTCGATGTAATACTTGAACAGGTGGTCTTGAATGTAACCCTTGCCACCGATGTAGGAGGCTCGCATGAAGTCCCATTTCTCAACCCTTTCCGAATACCCTGGAAGAGTGCGCCCAATGATGTTCACGCCGCTGACATTTGTTTGAAGTTCTTTTTCTGCCATCATTTACCTTCTTCGATGATTTCATCAGGATCAGGCATCCTTTGAAGCCTGTATGCCTTGATTATCGTTTTCCCTGTGGCAAGCGCCTTGACGATCCGGTGCCATCCATCCGCAACGAACCCAAGTTCAGTCAAGATAACGGGCTTGGTGATGTCTCACTTATTGACGCGCTTGAAGTGGAAGGCGATGCCGTCAATTGTGTTGAGTCCACTCCAAGGCATGACGCCGATGTCTATGCCTGCAAGCGGAAGGTCAAATGGCTTTAAGCCTTGATCTTTGCAGGCTTGTAAGAGTGTTGTTGCAAGCCATTTCTTAGAAGGCGTTGAATAAGTGCTGTCTTCAAGCTTCAAGGTTTCAAACTCAACCTTTGGGGCTTTGTCTTTCACTTGCAGTTGTCTGACTATCTTGTGGGCTGCCATTGAACTCCTTCATTGGTATGGAATGCCGGAATCGAACCGGCGACCTCATGCTCCCAAGGCACGCGCTCTGACCATCTGAGCTAATTCCATGTAGTTTGGTTATCTTCTATTCATGCCGACAAGCCGCTGGGAATGTGGTCTGAAGAAATGCGTATAGACTCCGTACCGTGTTTCATCACAGCAATGGTCATTTGTCTTGATGGGCTTGTCGATCCCTATCTTTTGCGACTTTGCGTCCCACAAGTAGCCAGGGACTTCTTTGATTGTTTCCCTGCATGATTCATCAACGATCAAGTCGCCGGATTGAATCATGGTGCCAACAAAACGAATGCCGTCTATCACATCGTTGTTCGCTGGGGTCGGGTTTATACCCCTCTGCCTGAGTTCAGCGCAAAATGAAGCCGCACTTGGGTCAACGTAAAACGCACACGGCTTAACCCTGCTCTTCTCAATGAACTTGATATAATCGTTGACGTACTCTTTGTCGGTCTTTTGCCGTCCCTTTGCCTTGCTGTCCCAATAGTATTCAGCCACTTTGTAAACAGGTGGTTTCCCGTTATTGTATCCATACAGTCCAAAGACGGTCGGGTTTCCGGTCCCGTAGTCGGCGCTTGCGAAGTATGTCTGAAACTGATTGCGGTCTTGCGTCTTCAAGACAAGCTTACAATCCTTGATGTTCTTGTCTTCGTCCCACATGTCATAGATTGCACCCTCAGCCATAACCCATAAGCCTTGGATAAACCGCTTGTACCAGAGTCCTGTGTACTCAAGCTTGATCTGCTTCACGTATTCCGGGTCAAGGTTTGTATTGTCATCAAGAACAAAATGCCAATACGACAAGTTCAACTCACCGCGCCGGTCAATGTACTTCTCTTTCAGCCAGTGGTAAGGCCCATCCGGGTTTGTTGTTCCGAAGAACTTCGCGCCCTTGACTGACATACGTGACAAAAGCATGGTGAAGAAGTTTTCAGGCCAGAGTGTCACCTCGTCACCGTAAGCTCCGGCAATCGTCGCCCCGCGAATTAATCCCTCTGAGCTTTCGTCTACTGCTGAAACGCAATCAATCCTGCGTCCGTAGAGTGTGAATTCTGACCTGTAAGCGTAATAGCTCGCTCGCTTTGCTCCGACCATCTGGATAATGGGGTTGATCACGTTACGCTCAAGCGCTCGCCCCGTTTTTCCGGTCATGATAAGCACCCCGTCTTCGGGTGCCGCTTTCACAAACCTTATCCAGCGCCATATGCTCGCAATCGTCTTCCCAGCTCGGACTGATCCGTCCCATAAGTTCAAGCGACTGTTTGCCCCTACGATTGATCTGTACTGGACCTCACTGAACTGCTTGTTCGCCATGTTGCGCCCCTTTTAGTGTAACGTTCCGTACATGGCTTCAAGTGTGATAGCTCCGTTGTCGTATTTGACCAGGAGCTTCTTGCATTCTGTGGCTTCAATGTCCTGTTGTGTCAGTTTGCATTCGGAACCAAGCTTATCAAGCAAAGCAATTATGATAGCTGCGGCTTCTTCACGGTCAAACATGGCACCACCTCATTCTTCATCTGCACTGTACTTGGCTTCTGCTTCATTAAGTCCATCCAACCATTCATCAAGCGGGTCATGCTCTTCAACAACCTGGGGCTGAACGTGCCTGCCGTATTCGCTGGGGAATCTTCTCTCAAGTATCCACGCTGAAGCCTGCCATTGTGGAAGGGTCTTCTTTTTGGTCACTCTCGTTTCCCGCGCAACTACAACCTCAACACCTTTGTCGTTCCGCTCTGTCTTTATGGTTTCGCTTGTCTCTTCGAACTCATTTCCACCTTGTGAAGCTTTCTGAATACGTTGAAGATGTAAGGCTCTTGCTTGAACGTTTGCCTTCTTTATGGACTCAAGGAACTCAACGTATATTCCCTTTGTTGCCTTCTCACCTTTGGCTTTCCAGTTGTAAAAGGTCGTTGCAGTAATGCCGTTGAATTGTGCTGCTTGCTCATATGTGAGTCCGCCTATGATGGCCTTACATATGGCATCCTGTATTTCGGGTGTGAGTTTTGGAACTCTGCCTGTTGCTGCCATTTGATAGCTGGGATACCTGATCCCTCTCCCTATTGACCACCGGGGTCAGTCTTGTGTTTACATTGAAAGCTCGTTTCGTTTACAAGCTTGTGAAAATAGAAAAGCCCACCTTTTTGGAGTGGGCTTCATCGTGTCTGTTTAGTGGATTGTTTGGTTATCTGCTCAACTGGATATGTCGCTTAACTTCTCAACTGAGTATGTCACTATCACTTCTTGCTTGATAAGTAGTATCTCGCC